CGGATCAGTGCCGCGTACGGGCATATCCCGCTGGGCGGGTCGCTGATCGGGTCACTGCGCACCCTGCGCGACGACGCTGGCGGGCTGTTCGTCTCGGGCCGGATCAGCGACGTTCCGGACGGCAACACGGCCCTGACGCTGATGACCGACAAGGCGCTGCGCGAGCTGTCGATCGGGTTCTACCGGGTGCCCGGCGGGGACACGGTCACGCGCCGAGAGAACTACGGGATCTTGCGGCGGTACACCAAGGCGAATCTGTTCGAGGTCGCCATCGTGCCCATGGGCCAGTACGGTCGCAAGGCTGCCGTGTCGGGACTGCGTCAGCAGGGCGAGCCCGGCGGGCGCGAGCGCATCGAGGTTCGGCAGCTCGTCGTGTCCCTCGACGGGCAGAGCGCGAGCGTGCCGTTCGGCGGCGCCCTGTCCGACGCGGTACGTACCCTGCTGGGCCCGGCGAGTCCGCCCACGCCCGTAGTCGACGCGACGCTGAGCGGGCCGGCCGATCCAACGGTCAGCCTCGACTCGTCGGTCACTGCGGTCGATGCGATGCTCGCCAACCTGCCCGAGCTGTAAGCAAGCGCGGGCTCGGCATGGACCTGGTCTACTTCTATCGGCACATCCAACCGGGAGAGGTCAACTCCCGGCACGCCACGGAAGAGTTGCGCTACTCGCTGCGCTCGATGGCCGAGCATTACGCCGAGTTGGGCGAGGTGCACGTGTTCGGGGGCCGGGCCCCCTGGTTCTCTGAGCACGTGCACCACTACCCGGTGCGGCAGGCATATCAGAAGCACGAAAACACGTGGCGCGTGTGGCGTCAGATCGCCAGCGCCGCGGCTGCCGGGTACCTGCCCGACGAGTTCCTGATCATGAACGATGACTATTTCCTCATGCGCCCGTGGGTCGGGCCGGTGCCCGACTACGTGTCCGGGTTTCTGTCCGAGTGGGTCGCCCAGCGGGCCCAATCGCGCAACATCGCCGATGCCGTCGGGCGCACTCAGGCGATGATCGAGGCGCTGGGCGGGCCGGCTCGCAACGCTCAGCTCGGGTATGAGTTGCACGTGCCGTTGCGCGTGCACGGCCCCACACTCGCCGCGGTGTGGCCCGACATGGAGCGTTGGACCAAGGGGGGCAGGATCACCCACCGGATAGCCAAGCGCAGCGCGTACGGCAATCTGGCGGGCGCGCGCCATGAGGTCGAGCTGATGCCCGTGGATTGCAAGGTGATCAAGTCTGGGGACTCGATCCCTGACGGGCCGTGGCTCAGCACCTCCGATGACGCGTTCGCGTTCCGCAACACCCACGAGGTGGGGCGGGTCATCAGAGCGGCGTTCCCTCGCCGCTGCCGGTTCGAGGCGCTTGCGTCTGATACCGTGATCGAACAGCGTACCGTTCGCAATGGCACCCCGGCGGCGCGTCGCGTGGCACCCCGGTCATGGACCGGCACCCCTCGCAGGGCGTGAATGGACCGGCACCCCATGGGCTGAACAGTCGATCTTTCCGCGACTCTTCACACCCTGGAAGGGGTGAACCGTAACCATGACCACAGCAACCGCACCGGCCCCCGTGACCGATCCGTACCTCGCTGCACAGGTGCGCGAGTACAACTCGATCCGCACCGCGCTCGCCGCGGTCCGTCAGGCCGCTGTCGACCAGAGCAACCGCGCGCTCACCGAGACCGAGGTGATTCAGGTCGGTCAGATGAACACGCGCGCCGTGGCGCTGGCCGAGCTGATTCAGACCGTCGGCGAGGCTGCCACCCGTGACGCGTCCGTCGCCGCGATGGCCGCTCGTCTCGCGGGAGGTACCGGCGCGACCGGGCCGGCCGGCGACGCTGGCGGCGAGGACTTCACCGGGGTGGGCGGGACGCAGACCCGTCAGCGCGACCCGGGGCACTACCGCTCGATCAAGGATGGCGGCAGGGGCTCGTTCTTCGGCGACATCTACAAGGCGCAGATGGGCGACCAGAAGGCGCGCGAACGCCTCGACGAGCACACCCGCTCGATCGACACCGCGGGCGAGGGCGCTGGGGTCATCCCGCCCAAGTGGATGACCGACCTGTACGAAGACCTGCCCCGGCAGGGCCGCGCGCTGGCCAACGCCGTGCGCAACATCCCGCTCGGGGACGACCCGCGTCCGATGTCGCTGCCCAAGCAGACCGCCGGCGCGACCACGGGCGGAGCGCCCATTACGGTCGACCAGGCTGAGGTGACCAACTCGACCCCCAACACGTCGTTCACGGACGCGTGGGACTCGGCCGTCACCACGGTCACGCCGCTGGCCACCACGGGCGGTCAGATCGTGACCCGGCAGTTGCTCGACATGTCCAACCCCTCGATCGACCTGCTGATCTTCGGCGACCTGATCGAGGCGTACAACGATGCCGTCGAGGCCAAGGTTGCCGCGGCGATCGCCACGGTGGGTACCGCGCTGTTCGCGCTGGAGGGCATCACGCCCATCACGGACGCGGACCACTACAACCGGGTCGCGATCGATGCGGCGATGCAGGTGCGGCAGAACCGCAAGCGCCCGCCGGACATCTTCGCCATGTCGAACATTCGGTATGGCAAGGTGCTGGGCCTGGTCGACACGACCGGGCGCCCGCTGGTGCCGGCCCCGCAGGGCGGCGCGCAGTTCGTCAACGTCTCGGGCGTGGGCTCGGTTCCGGTCGACGGGTTCTGGCACGGCATGGGCATTGTGGCCACGGCCGGGTTCAGCGCCGATGACCGTTTCTGGGCCGTGCGCTCGTCCGACGTGCTTCTGTTCGAATCGAACATGTACCGGTTCCGGTACGAGCAGCCGTTGGGCCCCGACCTGATCAAGCTCGGCATCTGGGCATACACCGCGACGCACCTGCGGTTCGGTACGACCTCGGTCAAGCGCGTCGAGATCGACGAGAGCGCCTGATCCGATTCCCCGAGTCGGTCGGACCGCCTAGAGAGCGGTCCGACCGACTCGGGGTAGCAAGCGCGTTTGCATGAGGGAGGCAACCCAATGACTACAGCGCGAGGTTCGAGCATCACCATCGAGGCCGGGGGCGTCACCCCTGGCTCAACCCGAGGGGCCGCGGCTGCCACGTCTGCCGCCGGCAGCTCGGCAGCGACCGCGGCGAGGGGAAGCGATGCCTGAGGTTGGCGGGTCGTATCTGCTCACGCTCAGCGTGCCGGGCGGCGACAACACCACCGATGCCGTGCTCGCCGTGACGCACTCCTCGACCGGGGCCACGTTCACGCCCACGGTCGACGGGGGCGACGCGAGTTGGTCGGCAGTCATGGACGAGATAGCCGCGTTCGGCTGGTACGTGGCCACGTGGACCGTGACGGGTCTCGGGGCGAACGTGAAATCGTCTCGGTTCTACGTCGCCCCGACCCCGGACGGGTTCGGGGTGTGGCCCCCCTCGCTGATGGATCTGCGCGTGGACATGGGCGACCGTGACGACCAGGACGACAGCAAAGACGACCGAATGAGCATGGTGCTCGATGCTGCCGTCGAGCACGTCCGCAAGATCAAGGGATGGAAGTACGACCTAGCAGAGGTCGAGGAGTCGGGCGTGATCCTGCTGCCCCCGACTCCAGACCTGATCCTAGGCACCCTGCGCTTTGCTGGGCGCTGGCACGCGCGCCGCTCAGCCCCCGACAACCTCGTCACCATGGGCGACGCTGGCGGGCTCGTGGTGCCCGGTTTCGACTCGGACATCGAGCGGCTATTGCAGGTCGGGCGCTACACACCCGCGAGCGAGGCGTTCGCGTGAGCGGCCCCCTGAACATCGAGACCGTCACGGCTGATGCCGTGCTCGCCGAGTTGGAAGCGCTGCGCGAGGTGATCGCCGGAGTGCAGGTCAACGGCAAGCCGTTGGGCAACGCGGTCCGGTTCGAGCCGGCGGCCCGCATCGACGACCCTATCGAGGTCATCATCGCCCCGCCCTCGTTCGTGTACGGGGCGAACAACCTCGGGCCGTCCGGCATGATGGTCGACGTCTTCGTGATCGCCGTGACGAGCGACATCACCGTGCACAACCTGATCGCGATGGAGCGCGGCGTTGCCGACGCCATCGACCTAGGCACGGATCACACCGTGCGGCAGAGCGACATCGGCTCGTGGCGCCGCGGCGGCACGGACATGCCCGCGTATCGGATCCTGGTCGAGGTGGGGTTGTGATGGGTACCGACCTCGCTGTCATCATCCCGAGTCGGGGCCGGCCGGCCTCGGTGCAGCGCATGGCCGTCGCGTTCGCCGAGACTGGCGCTGACGAGCTGGCCGTCTACTGGGCCGTCGAGCACGATGACCCGTGCCTCGACGCATACCGCGAGGCCGTTGCTGAGTGGTTCGCCTACGGCGAGGTGCTGCCCGTGCGGGGCGGCGCCATGACCGCGGCGATCAACGCCGCCAGCACGCACGCCGTGGCCGACCTCGAACCATATGCACTCGCGGTGCTGAATGACGATCACCTGCCGCGTACCCCGGACTGGCATGCGCGCTTGCTTGACGCCCTGCTGCGCCTCGACCCGATCGGACTCGCGTACCCCAATGACGGGTTCCGGGGCGAGGGGCTGGCAACGGCGTGGGCCGTTCACGCCGCGTGGGTCTCTGCGATTGGCCGGATGATCCCGGCCCGGGTTGATCATCTGTATGCCGATGACGCGATGATGGACCTTGCCAGGCTGGCCGGCAACCGGGTCGAGTACCTGCCCGATGTGTTGGTCGAGCACATGCATCCCCTTGCCGGCAAGGCTGACACGGACGAGGGCTATCAGCGCGTCAACGGCCGGGAGCTGCTGCGGGCCGAGCGCACTCGGTTCAAGATCTGGCAGGGGTCGCGCAAGCGCGCCGAACAGCGGGCCGCGCTGGGCGAGGT